CTAACGGTGGGCTTTCATATACCGATGATAACGGCGCAAACTGGAATCATATCCATTTAACCAATTCAAAATTGCTTAACGGCATATCATTTATTGATCATAGGCTATATGTATGGGCTGAAGTAGCATCGGGAAATGCAATAGCATATTCCGATGACCACGGCGCAAACTGGACTTATGTAGCTTCAATAGGTATAAACGTGGTTCATCTTTTCGTCAGCGCGAGGACTTAAATTAATTGGCTAAGGAGTAAAATATGATCTTAGTAAGACTTGGCGACAAGATACCTTTAAGCCTGATGCTTTATGCGGACGATAATGACAAGGTCGTCAAAGCTAATTTGATCACCTTTTATCCAAGAGATGAGTGGGTGTCGGAGATATTGTTGGTATCGAGAGGCGATGGTATTTATGACAATACCGACTACGCCATGCCAGCCGATGTGACATATGTGATGGCTTACTACGATGTGTTTGAAGGCGATGGCATTACAAGCGCAGGATATTACCGATCTGAAGAGATCTTTGCCCTTGAAAAGACAAACCCCCAATTCGTTAACAAGATAACGACGACGTTCAATCCATTGACCGACGTTCAGGAAGTTTTGGCTTGGGTTGAAAAAGACGGACAAAGATTAACGGCTGTAACAGATTGCGTGATCACGGTTAAAAATTCAGCGGGGACCACTGTTTGGACAGCGACCGACGCGGCTCCAAATGCAGATGGGATCTTTAAAGTAGAAAACTCTTCAACTGTAGTGACGGCAGACTCCAATTATTATGTTATCATTGTAATAACAGCAGAAGGCGTTGCAAGAACTTCGATTCAATCATTTATCACAGTGGGGTGACAGGTGAGGATACTTCCAGCGAACGTCATTCCGGTTTATTTAAACAAGGGAAATGATGCAAGTCTTCCCCTTGTTTCTGGATTCACCGCTGAAATTTTAGAGACGGTGACCAACCTAACGGCAGAGGAGAGCGAATGATCACCCTAAGATGGAATGCTACCGCTGGCGCTGATGTCGCAAGCTATAAAATATATCGCAGCATAATAGGCTTCAGAGCGCCTGTGTTGACTCCTACTGCTTTGAATGGTCTAACCCTTCAGCTTCAGGTTAACGGCTCCACGACGCAAACAATAGCGTTTGACGGGACGACTGGAACTATTGCTCTGATTAACTCTCTGATCACTGGTGGCGAAGCTTTCCTTTCGGCAGTTGACAGTGCCTATTTCCTGTTTAGGTCCGACATAAGGACTGAGTTGGGTAGCGTTAAAATCATAGGCGGGACCGCGCTCTCTTTGTTGGGACTGTCAATCAGAGAGATAACCGAAAAGTCAGAAGACCTTTTGATCGATTCGGTTGCCGACGCAGGAGAGGATGCCTATTCGTATGAAGACGATGATGGGGTTGGCGACGACTGGTATGCCATTAGTACGCTAAACTCTCGTGGAGCTGAAAGCGCAAAAACCGATTATATCCAAGCGGACGAAACCGTCACATCAACAGATGGCACCGCATTCAATAAAAGACCAGTCACAAATAGTGATCTTTTGATCGATGCAGATTTTGTAAAAAATGTCCTTTTGTTTGGCGTTTCTTTGAAAGACGACGACGGGAACACGATGTCGGACTTTTTGATCGAGTTTTATATTCGATCTGCTCAACAGTGGATGGAAAGAGAACTTCAAATTTTACTTCATCCGACTGTTGTTCTAGCCGAAACTCACGACTACTTGATGCAGGACTATATCAATTTTGGCTTTATAAAGCTAACGCACTTGCCGGTAAGAAAGGTGACTGCGATCAGAATGAAGTTTCCTGTCAGTAGCACGTCGATCACTTGGGATGATTCTTGGTACAAGGTCGATGCCAGAAATGGGATGGTTAACCTTGTTCCAACGGCAGGGTCTTTCTCTACAATTTTGATGGGACAGGGTGGATCTTTCCTTCCATTGCTTTATCAATCGACGATGAGCATCCCTGGCATAATTGAAGTCGATTATGAGGCTGGGTTTGAAGCTGGTCAATGTCCTCCTGATATCCTCGAAATAATCGGAATGAAGGCCGCATTGGGCCCGTTGAATATCGCAGGCGACTTAATCGCTGGCGCTGGTATTGCTAACACGTCGATTAGCTTGGACGGTTTGAGCCAATCGATCGGGACTACGTCATCTGCGACAAATGCAGGTTATGGCGCTCGCATAATTCAGTATCTTAAGCAGATTGATAAGGCGATGCCAATGTTGAGAATGGCATATCGCGGTATCCAAATGAGGGTGGTGTAATGGCGGCTAAGACAACATACGTCAAACCATATTCAAAGCCTGGACGTGTCAGTCTTAGGATAAACGAAATTGACATGCTCCTTGACAACCAAGGAACCAATGTTCGCATTACGCCATCGATCCTTTGTCCAAATAGATCTGGAGACCAGAATGAGGATGTGAGTGTTAATCATCCTCTCGACTGCACAGTCTGCGACGGCAATCAGCTTGTCGATGTCACGTCGCTTGCGTTTAACACTTGGGCTTTTGTCGCTGGTGTTAAACTTGAAACACAGATTGATCAGGCTCGGTTTGATGTTAAAGACGCGATGATGACCACACAAACAGATGTCAAAGTTCACTATTGGTACAAGGTTGAAATGGTCGATCATACGGCTCAGTTTAATCAGCTGATCAAGCGGACGACTGCGGCATACGATACGCTTCGCTATATTCCGATTGATGTGTCTGATGGCGGGGTCTTTTGTTTGATCGATTTTGAGGGTAATTCATATGTGAGAGACACCGACTATAGCATTGCCAACAACAAGCGAATCACTTGGCTAACGGCCAACAAACCGGAGGTGGAAACTATTTATTCGTTTCTTTATCCGGTGCTTCCTACGTTTAGAATTATCGATCTGATTCATGAGAATCGATATTATTACAATTCAGATAAACTGCCCAGAAAGGAACCAGTAAATCTTCCACAGCAGGCTCATCTTCGGTGGGACTATATGGCTAAAAATGTGGAGATAACATGATCAGTTTGAGATCAAAACTTGAGAATGTTGGCTACGACATGAACACAATGGAAGCCGGGACGATGCTTTTGTTTCGTAAAGCGGTTGGTGGGCTTGCCAAGGCTGCTCAATCCGAATGGGTGAGGTTGGCTCAAGATCGACTCAAAACGTCGCGAGAGATCTATGTGAATGGTTTGAGGCAGGCGGAGAGTTTTGAAATCAGAAAAGTTGACGGCGAGCCAGTTTATGATGTGACGCTGGTTGGTGATATGCCAAACAACCTTGAGTTTGGAATGCCAGCTTTTGATATGAAGACGGTTCGCCCTGGTTGGTTGGGTGGAGCCAAAGCAAAGACATCCAAGGATGGTCACAAATATATCGCTATACCATTTCGACACTCTACATCTTCGGATGCTCGACTAGGCTATTCTGGCAAGGCTGCAAAGATGGATCTCAAAAAAGAATTGAAGCGCACCGTGAAAGAGTACGGACTTGATCGGATGATCAGGACTGCTTCGGGTCAGGTGGTTGCTGGGCCAACAACGAGAGTCCCATCTAAAGAATACGATGTGCATAAGTACCTGAGGGGTCTTACTCGTATTCAAACGCCAACGGCTGGGATGACAAAGGATGGCAAACAGAAGGGGTCATCTCAATTAATGACCTGGAGAATTATGAGTGAGAAGTCAGATCCAGGTTCTTGGCTGCATCCTGGTCTTGTCCCTCAGAATTTGCTTGTAGAGGTTGAGGCATATGTGAACAGAGAGATGAATAAGATTATCGAGACGGTCTTATTGGAAGGAGCTGGGACTTGATTTCAAATTTTGCCGATATTATTTATCCGGGTGAAGAAGAGGGGAGTGAATACTGGGGTATTTATCCTGTTGATTTTCTTTTTGAAACAATTCTTGACGAGGGTCTTGATTGGTTTCGGACAGATCCAGAATCCCAGAATTTGGTTTTTGGTAATTTAGATAAAGGCAGATTGTCGGCTCGCTATGGTACTAAAAAAATTGATGAAATTGCAGAATTTTTAAGAACAAAAAAAATTAGAATCATTCAGGCGTTTCCACTTGATGGAGAAATGTCTCCTACCATTTCAATTAATCTAACGTCGTCAAATGAAATGATTGCAAATGCAGGTCTTGGCGATCATGCAGGACATATTGATACGTTGGGATTTGAAGATTCTATTTTAAGCCGAGCAGAAGTTGGTTATACTTCAATAACTGACAATGTTTTAATCGGTATTCATGCGGTAGGTAGTCCAGATACAGTAAAGTATTTGTATATGTTGGCTTTGTATCTTTTAAACGCTCGTCGTGGAGATTTTGAAGCAGAGGGTCTTTACAATCTGACATACAGTGCTACCGACATGTCAAGGCTCAATGAGTATTTGCCTGCGAATATGTATAGTCGATTTATTACAGCTTCAGTTGTGAATTTTGCCAAGTTTAAAAAGCAGACAGTACCAATAATTAGCAGCATTAATTTAACAGTAGAGTCAGAATAGGAGAGAAAATGGGTCGAAAGAAATACGGAGATGAAATAACTCCGAATGAAGGGGGAAGCGTTTTGGAAGATAAGATTAAGACCATTCAAGATTCGAGAATGCCAGAAAGTCAAAAGGCAGAATACATCGAGAGGTTGATTCCTAAAAAGGATGAAAATGTCAATCGTATTCCGTTCTCTGTTTATGTTAAAATTAGAAAGATCAGAAAAGCATTGGTGAGTGGAATGATCGCATTTCCGAAAGCAAAGGGCGTAACTGTAGCGTCCCTCGAAGAATGGGATGAGATATATAAGAACTTTTAATTTGGGGAGATGGGGATGGCTATTAAACGAGTTTATAATGGAGCGACTATTCGCAAACCCGGTGCTTATTCAAGCTTAAAGGTGGAAAACCTTACGGGGTTTCCTTTAGCTTCAACGGGAACGGTTGCGATCGTTGGTGAGGCCGTTGGTGGTGAGCCTGGGGTTTTGGATATACTTGAGCGATCTCAGATCCAGTCGGCAAAGGTCCGATATAAGTCTGGTCCGATTGCAGATGCGCTTGGGATTTTGATGGCTCCATCAAATGATCCTCGCGTTGCCAATGGTGCAAGTACGGTTATTGTCTACAAAACCAATGTGGGAACGCAGGCCACATTGGCGTTGGATGATAATACAGCCGTCGATATGATCGATGTTACATCGGGCAATTATGGTGACGACGAAAACCAGATCAGCATTGTTGTCTCTGCCGGATCGATTGTGGATGAGAACGCGATAATTGAAGGCACAATCGCAGGGCCATTTGCGATTACGCTGACTCCTGGAACGCTCATTGCTACGATCAATGGTGTGGATTATACCTACACCGCTGGCATCACAGGCGCGACCGGAACGACTGGATCTGCTGCTCAGTACATCGTTGATATGAACGCGACGGGAACATGGTCGCCTTCGACTCCAGTGGTTGCCACTGGCGCGACTGGTGGATACATTAATCTTGAGATCAAAACTGCGACACTGACAACCGCAAAACTCGATCGTGGCTATATCGATATTGACGCGACTTCGACTCTTGATACGGTGCTTGGTTTGGCCGGATTGAATCGTGGCGTTAAAGGCTCTCGATATCTGACGATCACCAAGGGATCGACATCTGAAGCTGCTGAATTGGAAATCGGTGGGGTTTCTCAGATTCAGGTTATTTATACCGGATCAGGAACCAAATGCTTGCTTGAGATTAAAGATGTGACCACAAATCGCAAATTCAATACCACCTGCACTGGCGCAGCCGCTGACGATATCAGTTTGACGATTGGTAGTGAAAACGCTGATGGTGATATGGTTTCTGTTCTTACGGTCACAGAGATTGTCAATCGCCTCAATGCGACCGGGAAATACACCGCGTCGGTTACTGGAACAGATCCAGATCTTGACGGAACAGAACTTGACTATACGAATGCGTATATCGAGACTGTTGCTTTCCAGATCAAACGAGATGGTCAGGCGTTGATCGATTATCTAAACGACCAAAGCGAATTGGTTGATGCAGTAAGAAAAACAAACGTGTATGGTGCGCTTGCTCTGCTTCCTACCGCAACTTACTTGTCTGGTGGGACAGATGGAACCTCGACAAACACGACTTATGCAAACGGTTTTGAGGCGCTCGAAACGGTAAGGGCGAACATTGTTGTTCCTTTGATCTCGGACGACGATGGCGCTGTAACAATTGCATCCGTTAACGCACTTGCAAAAAGTCACGTTATCAAAATGTGGGGAACGACTGGAAAATCTGAGCGGAATGCCTATGTTTCTCTCTTGGGAACCAAGGCAGAGTTTAAAGCCATGGCCAAGTCAATGGCATCTGCTTATGTTTCGATCTGCGGCCAAGATCCTCTCGTTTACAGCCACTCTCAAGGTGTACTTGCCTATCTTGATCCTTGGGCACAAGCGTGCATTAAAGCAGGTATGCAGGCAGGTAGCGCAGTCGGTGAACCTAACACTTTCAAGGTTGAAAACGTCAGTGGCTATCGCGTTCGCGATGGAAGCTGGGACCCGAAACTTGATTACGACGAAATAATCGAAGCTAACTGTCAGCTATCTGAACCGCTTGATGGTGGTGGCTGGAGAGATGTTGTTGGAAATACGACATATGGAGTTGATTCAAGTTTTGTTTGGAATAGGGTTTCGGTTGGTGAAGCGTCTGGGTTTGTTGCTTATGATCTTAGGACGAATCTTGAGGCGGTTTATACTGGAACAAAAGCAAAGACTGGCACTGCATCTTCTCTTGCCAACTTCATTAGGGCTAGAATGTCTATCTATCTTAAAGATGAAATTATTGTTGGCGATGACAACAATAGTGGTCTTGGATTTAGGGATTTAAGCATAGAGGTGACCGGGAATACAGCGTCGATTAACATGACAGTCACGCCAGTTCAGGGAATTGATTTCATATTGCCAACAATATATCTGGCCGATATTCGCCAGACAGCATAGGGGAGAGATACAATGGCCGATTTAACAAGGTACAAAATCAACTATAACGATGCATACATTCCAAAAGTGGTGACTGGATCAAGAGCGCAATTTCAAATTGGTGGATATGTTATAGCTTATGCGTCAAACGTATCATATAACGAGAATATCACATACGAACCGATCAATGTGTTAGACAAACTGCAAGTTGAAGAGCATGCAGAAACTGGCTACACCGTTGATCTTCAATGTCAGAATTTTAGAGTTGTTGGCCAGTCGGTAAAAGCCTTGGGGATTATGCCAAAACTGGAGCAAATCTTAACTCAAGGTGGGATGACTGCAACGATTGTTGTGGGATCGGGCAGTGCAACTCCTACGACTATTCTACGGATGGAAGGCGTTAAATTACAGGCGAGACAAACGACTGTCGATGCGCGTGGAGTTATGACTGAAACTTGGAGTTTTGTTGGAA